GACGACGTAAAGCGCAAGTTCCTGGGCGGCTACGAATCGGCGCTGATCCTGGTGGACGAGGCCCAGCAATTTAGCGAAGAAGAACTGCAATGGATCACGACGGCGGCGCGCTGGACCGGCGGCGGCGGCGTGCCCGAGGGCCTGTGCAAAACGGTGCTGCTGTTCAATCCCGGCGGCATCGGTTCGACGTTCTTGCGCCGGGCGTTCTGGCTGAAGAAGTACCACGGGCTCGAGCAGCCACACAGCTTCCACTTCATGCACGTCTTCGGCTGGGACAACTATGAGTGGTTCCGTGGCCAGGTCGATATCGACGAAGAGAGCTTCTACGCGCTCGATTCCGACACACGGTTCCAATTGTTCATCACGGCGACGAGCGAAGGCCGCAAGTACAATGCATTCCCGCAGTCGATCCGCGCGGGCTACCTGCTCGGCAGTTTCGATCATTTCGAGGGCCAGTATTTCGCTGGCTTCTGGAACGAAGAAACCTGCGTGCTCACGCGGCGCCAGGTCGAGCAGATCATTCAGCCGTGGTGGACGCGCTGGATGGCGCAAGACTGGGGTTTCGGCGATCACGACGCGCACGGTTGGTTTGCCGCCGGGAAGCTTTCGCCAAGCGACTGGATGCGGCATTTCGGCGGAGAGGTCGAATTTCCCATGGACATTTGCATCCTATACCGGGAGAACATCGTAAGCGATCGCGCTGAGTTGGACTTAGCACAGGACATCGTGCAGCTTACCCCCGAACCCGAGCGTCGGCTGATCCATCGATTCTTCTTGTCGCAGGATGCCTTCGGCCAGCGCGCACGGCAAGGCGGCGCGCATACCGTGGGCGAGCAGTTTGGTATTACGATGCAGCGCCACGGTCTGCCGCGTCCGGAGCCTGCTGATCAGGAGCGCGTCAACGGCTGGCGATTCATGGCGAACTGCCTTCGGCAGGCCAACTTGCGCGGGCAGATCATCCCCGAGGAGCGAACCAAGGAAGGGCCGGCGTTCTTTGTCTCGGCCGATTGCCCAGAAGTGATTGCATCGATCCCCATGGCGGTGCGCGACGACAAGGATCCGGAGGACGTGATGCGCGTGGCAGGCGTGCTGTGGGAGGACTGTACGGATTGCGTCCGCTACGGACTGAAGTCGATGCTCTCGGCGAAGTCTAAAGCGCCGCGTGACGTCCGCGCGCTGGAAGTGTATACTTCATACGAAGACCAGACGGCGAGAGCCATGGCGATGCTGCAATTCAACGAGGCGGAAGACAGCAAGCGGCGGACGGCGCGGAGGGGCAATTTCCGATGAAATGCGTGGATTGCAAAAAACGTGAAGCATTTTTTTCGGCGGTTCCTGCAAACATGACTTGCGATAGATGTGGGGCAACAGGTCTGGCGATAAGATATATCACCAACAAAGGTGAGGGCGTATGTGGTGTCTGCGCTAAATCTGATTCCGGAAGTCGAGAGGAAACGCTGACCGACCATGCATAGCATGATCCGCTGGCTGAGGTGGCTCTGGGCTGGACCTGCTGGAGTAGAGTACCGGTGTGCGGAATTGGCTGACACTTTGAGGAGCGAAATGGAGCGGCGGATCTCGGCTGCTATCCTTGATTGGGGGGCTATCCTGCTGAAGTTGGCGGCGGCCAACGTGGAACTCGAAAAGCGTGTGCACGCTCTCGAAGTGATCGACAAGCTCCAGGAGCGCAAGGAACGGGAGAAACCGCTGCGTCCGCGCACGTGGACCCAAGCTCGTGCTTTACTAGAGCAAGGAGGAACGACGAATGTTGCCGCAGACGACAACCTCGACTAACAAGGAACCGCAAACTCCCGAGACGGCCTCTGGGGCAACCCAGACCGGCGGCAAGCCGCTTCCTATCGAAGTTCGGACCGCGAACCTGCTCACGCGATTCTCCGCGTTTTCGGTCGAACTCGGCAAGAAGCTCGAAAAGGAATATGGTCTGCTGATGGATGACGCACGGCACTCTTCGCTCGTTCAGATGATCGAGGATCACGTCCAGCAGTTCGCCGCCGCCGAGAAACCGGTGATCAATGGCGATGTCCAGCAAATCGTCAGCGAGGCCAAGACCGACATCGAAAAGGTCGAAACCGACACAATGGCCGCGATCAGCGCAGCCACGGCTCCGGAGCCCGCCGCAAAGAAGAAATAATGGCACGAGACGCCAAAGGCAATTACCATCTCAACGACGCTCGGATGCGTGCCGCGTCGAAGGGCTCCACTGGGAGCGCCAAACCTACCCAGGGAATGGACATGAAGGGCGGTGCCTCTGGAGATGCCGGCATTGGAAACAGTGGCGGCAGCACCACCCTTCATGACCACGGTGACGGAACCTTCCACACCGAAGGGAACGACGGCGCGCGCGAGGAGCACTCCCACATTGGGCACGCGCTGATGCACATGGCGTCCAAGCACGGCGGCGAAGGGATGCACATGCACCTCCACTCGGACGGAATGAGCCACACGAGCCATCACGCCGAGAAGGGCGGAAAGCCCGAAGGACCGCACGAGCACGAAAGTATGGAAGCCATGCAAGAGCACGTGGGGAACACCATGGGCGATGGCATGGAAGGCGAAGGTGGCAAGGATCAGTTTGACGGCGACGGCGAATCGGAAGAGAGCCAAGCTTTGCACGGGATGTGAGGAGAAAACCAATGGTGGATTTCAGAAAATGGGTCACAGCTTTCGCGGCAGTCCTTGCATTGCTCGCGCTCGGAGATAACGCCTCCGCCCAGAATCGTACGCGCTTCGCGGGCAATTACAATGCGCTCGACTATGCCTACGGTCAGATCGCGAACGTGGGGCCGCTACGCGTGGACATCGGCAATACCTCGACCAGTGGTGCGCAAACGTTGACGCTGGCCTTCGGGTATATCGCTTTGGGCGACGGCACAAACTACATGCCGCTCTCGACCTCCGTTCCGATCACCGTAGGGCTTGGAACGAATGCCGAAACCGTGACCCCCAGCGCGGTCAGTTGCTCAACTCCGGGCATCCTTGATACTTGCACCGTAACGGCGACCTTCTCGAATACCCACGGCGTCGGCGACCTCGTCGCTTCGTCTACTTGGGGTTTAGACGAAGCCGTTGAAGCGGCGATTGCTGCTGGTGGAGGATCGGTCTCGATCTCAAGTTCGTGGACATCGTACGGCGGCACGCAGACGATGGTCAATTCGGCGCGCGCACTGCTCGGATTGACAGTCAACATCGGCGACTACCGTAACGGCGGCCCATCGATCATCGCGATTGCCGAGGGCACGATTGCCAATGCGCAAGTGCTCACGCTCGAAACGGTGGCGCAACAGATCATCCCGCCGCAAGGCGCTGGAACGCTGATCGATGTCCTGGATGCTTACCTGGAGAATGCGAACACAGGAACGGCATACGCTGGCTCACCGGGCGTCCTCTGCTTCTGCTATCAGGCTGCCGGCGCTGCATCGCAGACGTATCCGGCGGCACCGACCATCGCAGCGACCTTCCTTACCTCGCCGACCGTGGCACAGTCCATCCGAACGGTGGGCGTGCTTTCGACGGTAGCATCGAGCAATGTTTTAAACACCGGCGTCTATTTGTCGGTTTTGACCAATAATCCGACGACCGGAACCGGGACGCTGAAGTACCGCGTTACCTATGTGGTGCATTCGGGCCTGTAGTGCCGTGGACTCCGCGTCAGACCCGGTATCTGCTGTCGAAAGTTTCACCGCTTTCACCGGGCCAGAAGGACAAAATGAAGATCGAACTTCATAGCGATCCGCAACTAGCGCATGCCACGAAGGGGGGCGGAGCCTTGAGCGCTCTGGCGAAAAAGAGGCGGAATGGCTAAGCAGTGGATACAATCGGCTGTTAAGCATCCAGGCGCCCTTTCTGCTGCCGCCAAGCGGAACGGTAAGAGCAAACTGCAGGAGGCTGAGGCCGAAAGCCATTCCAGTAACCCGAGCATTCGCGCGCGCGGCGCGCTCGGCAAGAGATTCATCCAGAAGAAGATCTGATGTCCGAGTTTCAGCCTATCCCCACGCCGATGTCGGCCGAAGAAGTGGCCGCGTTCAAGTTGCGCTTCATCGAGCAACAGATTCTCGATATGATCGACGGGACGCTAGGCCGCAATTTCCTCATCTGCCCGCACTGCGCCTCTGAGAACGTTGCAGGCATTTCCGCCTGGTGCTGCGAGTTGATGGCAAAAAGCGCGAATGCCGTGCTTGACCGATTGGAACAACAGGAGCGTTCGCGGACGGCGCTGGCCGTGGCCGAAAAGCTAGACATGGAGCCTCCTCTTGTCGTCCTCCAGTGAGAGGGCGGTGGCATCGCAGGCGTCTCCCGCCGAAACAGACGAGCATCCCGAGGAACTACCTGGCCAGGAGCCCGATTCGCCCTACGGCAAAGACAACGTAAAGCTTCCCGAGCAGCTCCAGCGGGCCCTGAAGACCTGCATCGAGCGCATGAACGAACAGGATCGCTTCCTGCGCCGCCGCGAGGTGCTGAAAGATCGCCGCAACCGTTGGTACGAGCGCGGTTACCAGCATATTTACGAAAATTGGCGCAACGGATTGTTCACGTTGGCTTCTCCGGGCGGAACGGGACTGAACGGCTTCGGCATGGAAGTGCAAACGCCGAACTACATCGGCGATTTCAACATTTTCCGGCCCTATATGCGGGTGATTCAGAGCGTTTTGACGCAAAATCCTCCAGGAATCAACTTTCAGCCATCAAATCCAAAACTTACCGAAGATGTGCAGGCGGCCGAAGTAGCCGAAAACTACCGCCAGATGTTCGACAGGTCCAACGACGATCTCGGCATTCGAAAACAGATCGTGCGCATGTTCGAGGTGTCCGGTCGAACAGTAATCTGGACGCGAACCGAGGCAAATGGTCAAAAGTTCGGTTTTAACGACGACGGCAGCCCGAAAAGCATGGAAACCGCCACCGTGCACGGCACTCTCGAGAGCAAAGTTCCGATTCTGTCTAAATGCCAGGAAGACTGCGGTTTCATCGCGCTTTTTGACGACCCGGACGTGCTCGACGCCAAGGCGATGTACCCCGAGTTCAAGGACAAGATAAAGGCGGGGGCTGCGGGCATCGGCGAATCGACCTACGAACGCCTGGCGCGCATCGGAGTGCTGCAGGGCAACTCCATGCAGGGCTATTCAGGGGAATCGTTTACGCACGTCGTTACGCGAACCAATGCCTGGTTCCGGCCGTCCCGTTTCGGTTACGAAGGCTTCGATGAAGAGTTCTCGGACGAAGGTATGGAAGCGACGACGATCCGCGAGGCGCTGGAAGAACTGTTCCCGCTGGGCGTACATTGCGTCTTCGTCGGTTCGCAGTACGTCGGATCGTGGGCCGAGTGCATGGATGACGCCATCACCATCGGCTTTCCCTACGAAGGCGACGGCATGTTCCGCTCGGCGATCATGGATGATGCCGTAATCGCTCAGGATACCTTCAATGACTTGATGAACTGGTGTCGCGAGAATTTTGACACCGGAGGTCCGGAAACCTGGATCGATGCCGAAGATATCGATTACGATGCGATTCTGGACCAGCGGGCCGATCCCAACGCGATTCGTCAGTTCAAGCTGAAGACCGGCCAGAAGATGGGCGATGCGCTCCTCAGGACGGCCGGCCCAGACGTGCCGGATTCATTTCGCGAATTCATCGAGGATGTCCGCGATACGCTGCTGCAGTTCATGCTGGCGTCTCCGCCGGTAATTCAAGGCGGGGCAATGCCGGATCAGAAGACGAGTTCTGGGATCGCGCAACTCGCCTCCCATGCGATGGGCCAGCAGGCAATCTGGTTCGGCGCGATTCAACGGATGTGCGCGAAGATGTACTACCAGGCGGCGCTGTGCGCCTCGCGCAATCCGGACCATTCCGAGGAAATAGTAATCCCCGGCAAGAGCGGTCAGGAAGTTTCGATCAACCTCCAGCGAATCACCAAGGGCAAATTTGGCGCTTACCCAGACGAGGATTCGAGTTTCCCTGAGACCACGCAGCAGAAACGCCAGACCCTTCAAGGGCTGGTGACCCTCGCCGCGCAATCGCCGCCATTTTTGCAAGCGCTGCTCGAATCGCCGGACAATTGGGGTCAAATCAACAAGCTCATGGGTCTCCCCGAGTTGACTGTGATCCAGGATCTTGCGCGCCAGAAACAGATGTTCGAGATTCAGGAGCTTTTGCAGGGAGCGCCGATTCCGCCGTCGATCGAGGAGATTCAGGCGGCCGGTCAGCAGGCTCTTGTGCAACATGCGGCGGCGACCGTGACGGCCAAGGCAACCGGACAACCCGAACCGCCCGCGCCCGCACCTCCTAACCCGCAATCCATGCTCAAGCCATCGATCATGGTGGAATTGCTAGACTACCATCAGTACGAGTTCGAAAAATGCAAAGAATGGCTCTCCTCGCCGGATCGACGCAGTTTCGAAGCCGATCCTCAGAACGTCGATCCAGCCACTGGAAAGTGCCCGGGAGTCGAGAATCTAAAACTCCACGCCATAATGCACCAGAAGTTTATGATGCTGCTGGCCCCGCCTCCGATGGCTGCACCGCCTCCACCGGCAGCACACAAGCCTCCAGGACATGCGGTGGCTCCCGGCGCTCCTCCGCGGACGACCCCGGCTCCCGCCGGGCCGCCCGCGCCGGCCGCTGGGTGAGATATCTAACGGCGATCGGCGGCTTTTTAGCCGCACTGTTTGCTTCGCAAACCCTGTTCGCGCAAGGCAATATCAGCGGCCAGTACTTCATCATCGTTCAGCAAGATCCGAGCGGCGGCTGTTCGCTCAACCAGGCGAATCGCATGAACGTCGCGCCTGCTACTCCCCGGCAATGGTCCTGCAACGCGGTAACGCTTACGTGGGTTCAGACGAACATCGGCAACGGGGCGGCCGGTCCAACGGGGGCAACGGGGCCGACTGGCGCTACAGGCGCAACCGGGCCAACAGGACCGGCGGGAGCAACCGGAGCTACCGGAACGGCTGGTTCGGCGGGCGCGACCGGTCCCACCGGCGCTACCGGAGCTACAGGTGCCACGGGTGCCACAGGAGCAACCGGCGCCAGCGGAGCGGTTAGCAGCCTCACCACGACGGGCACGAGCGGGGCGGCAACGCTAACCGGCGGCGTTCTCAACATCCCGATTTACGCCGGGGGTTCCGGATCGGTGAACTGCGAGCTTTCCGGAGCAGCCAGCGCCGCGTGTACGACCCTAAACATTGCCTTCAGCGCTGGACTTACCGGCACGCTGAGCAATCCGAGCGGGACGGCTACCTATACTTTTGCGCCAGACGGTTCGCTCCAGACGCTGGTGGGTGACAGCGGCGGCCAGCAGCGCTCCTGCGTGGCGACGTTCTCGACGCCAGCCTATCTTTGCACCATCGCGGGCGCGACCTACGTGCCGGGCATGCAGATCTACATGATGGTGGCGAACTATTCCGCCGCTTCCACGGTCATGAATCTTAACTCACTTGGGCCGATTGCCCTGTACTGGAACAAAGGCGGCACGCTGACGCAAGTCGGCGCTAACGAGATGACGCCGGGCGGATACGTGCTGATTGGGTTGGACTTGCCCGTGGATAAGTTTCAGGTCATCCCGACCAACTTCAATGGTGTGAACGAAACCGGCGCCGCTTTGCCCGCGTTGCCCGCCAATTCTATTTTCACCGTCGTCGGGCCGGTCGGAAACTCGACGCGCAACACGGTACTGTCGTTTGGCGGCAGCGGGTATCACACAAGTGTGGTTTATGGCGGCACGCCTGGTTCGCCGACGGCGGTGACCGCAACGACAGAATTGGGCGGCTTCAACTCCTGGGCGTACAACGGAACCGGTCTCAACGGGCCTATCGGAAGTTTCCGCTGCTACGCGAATCAGACGCAAACGACAAGCGCGGGAGGATCTTATTGCGACATCGCGACGACGCCGAATGGAACCACGACAGAAGGGCAGGTTATCAAGTTCGGCAATGACGGTGGCATCACTGTTGGGCCTTCGGTGACCGGCGGAAGCCAAGGTGCAGGCACGCTGAACGCGGTGGGGTTGTATCAGGGCGGTGTGCAGGACGCCACGCTCGGCGCGAACACGTTCACCGGAACGCAGACCATGCCAGCGCTTCAAGCTTCTGGTTCCAACTTCAAGATCGCCTTCACGAGCAACACGGCGATCACGCCAGCGACCGGCAATCTGTGGGACAACGCGGGGCAGTTGTATTTCTACAACGGCACGCAGAACGTTTACGTCGGCATACCAAGTTTAAATCTTTCAGGA